ATACTCTACCGTGTGTAGCTACATTTTCTATTTTAAAAATGTAATCAGAGTATTCCATTTCTAATACTCTTAAACAATATGGATTAGTTGGTAATGAATATTGGTAATTAAATCCATATGCAGGTGTATCAGATAATTTTGCTAATGTTGTTCTTGTAATAGCAAAATTCCAAGGATGTGATCTTAAAACTGCATCTCTAGCATCTGTATAAAATGCATTACATAATCTGGCTCTTTCTGTATCATCTGTTAATGAAGTGATTGGATCATCACCTAAACGTCTTAATGCATTTGAACAAATTGATACTTCTGTAGCCATAATAATCTCTTAATATATCAAAGGGGCGACTATAATTCAATATATATCGCCCCTTCTAACTGTTTAGTTATTTATTACTCAACAGCGTACATTACTGCAACTTTAATAGTTCCAGTAGCAGTTCCGCCGCCTGTAGTAATCAATACGTCTGTTTCAGCAGTATTTTCATAACCGAAGCCATCAATAGCACCATCTTCAGACATAACAACTTTACCAGCAGTCGCCGCCGCAGTTGCGCCGATATATCTTGTAGCGCTTGATGCATCCCCAGCAGATAAAGTTACTCCAGAACCTAAAGCGTCATGGTGTATAACAATGTCATACACTACAGCGCCTTTTGGTAATCTAGCAACTGAAATATCTGAACCTTGTGCTAAAGAGGAAGCCTCATAGCTATCGTATTGTACTCTGATTTTACCATGTGCATACTGTGATGATGTTTTAACAACAGGATCAGCAGTTATGTTAGTAAAATTTGAACCTTTTACACTCGCCATAATATCCTCCTATTATTCTGCACAAGCTATTTCTACTACTTTTTCGTCTTCTACTCTTGTAGCGCCGATAGTCATAGATAAAAATACCTGTGTTGCATAGTTCTTGTCTGCTCTTTCAGAGATTTTTGTAGCAATATCTCTACCAAGCGCAAGACCCATAGCTGATTTAGTGAAAGCTAATACTTGTCTATCACCGTTTCCGTCAGTTCCAAGTCTTTCTGATCTAACAAACTTGAAGCCCATAAAACTGTCAATAGCACCTTGTACTAGCGCCTTAACTGTTGCGTAGTCAGCAGAAGTGATTTTCTCTAACGCAAGAAGATCAGACATTTGTTTTGCTGTGCAAATCATATATCTTTCTTCATCTGGATCAACATCAGCCGCATCAAGAATTTCTTTAGCGCTGATTAATTTTTCCAATGATAGACCACTTGTTGCTACTGCTACTTTTTGTCCAGCAGGTAGTGCAATACTTGTACCACCACTAACTCCACCATAAGAAGTTCCAGTTGCCGCAGAAATAATTGCGTCATCCATTGCTCTACCCATAGCGTAAGCACCAGCTTTAGCGTATTCGGATTGAGGCGAAATAAGCATTCTTACTTTATCTTCTTGATCAATTAAGTCTGCCCAATCGTAATCATCCATTGTTACTTTTCTTCTAGAATGAGGCGTATCCACTCTTGGAGTGTCAGCGTGTCTAGAAGTTCTTTTTTGTGCCGCAGTTGACCCAATTCTTTCAAAGAAATGTGATTTACCTGTTACACTTTCAGATCTTACCGCATCTCTTAATCTAGAACCTTTTTGTTGAGCCAAATGAAACACATTACTTTTGTATTGTTCTACAAAAGCAGTTGTTATTTGAGTTGACATATTAAGTCCTCCTATTAAGTTTAAGAATAGAGAGCATAATACAAATGCATTATACTATATTCCGTGTGTCGGCTTTTGTCCTTACGGGAAACCTTATCGTAAACGATACGATCAATCGGAAGTTTAAAGCCATCACGGCTACCTATTCGTTATCCTAAAAGGGCGAATTTAGTGTTGTAAATATATCACAAATGTTTTTTAATTACCATAGGCTTTTTCATGTAACTGTCGCATTCTTTCAACAGCCATTTGATCGCCTTTATGATAAGGATGACTTGCATCATTCATAACCTTTTGTATTTCTTCTTTTGCATCTAAAGGTGATACAGCTAATCTATTATTTTGTGTATTTTTAGCCATATCTTCTGTTACTTCAGCGCCTAATTTAGCAAAGAATTTAATAACAGCAGGATTATTACCCGCAGATGAATTACTAACAAGATCTCTTAAATCATCATCACCATAAACATCTAATGCTCTTGTAGCGGCTCTAACATTTTTATCATAATCATAGCCCCATTCTTGCCTTAAAAGTTGTTCGGTTTGATCTTTTTGTGCGGCAATAGTTGCAGGTTCATTTTCCATTTCATGTTTAATGCTACTCATTTGATAATCTAATAATGCATTAACTTGATTGTTATTTAAACCAATCTTATGTGCCACATTTTTAAATTCATCAAGATTTTCTTTTTTAAAGTAATCTTGATAATCTTGTGGGATGTTAGTTTCATACTTATTAGGATCTTCTGGTCTTCCTAATTTAGTATAAAGTTCATTATATTCTTCATCAGTTTTAGGTAATGGTATTCTGCTACCTAATACTTTTTGTTGATGTACTACAGTTTTAGCTAAACTTTCTACGTCTTTAAAGTTTTGTAATGTAGCATCATTTTTTAACTCGTCTGAAAGTGATGATTTCCAATCTTGATTATCACTTCCCGATCCAAGTACAGTTGAAGTTTCTTGTATTGGATTGTCGTTTGTGGTCATTTGTTCATCAGACATCTTTATCCTCCTTGATTAAATTAATTATTCTGATTATTACATTTCGTTGTCCTTCACGAAATGCTGTTTCATATGGATCACCTTTTGTATGTGATGATCTATGATAGTAAGCTGATTGTAAATCAGCCAACACTCGTTTACCTTCTTTTGTATCAAAAGTAGTTTGGTAATCTGTTTTTAATTGTTTATGATCTTTGTTTTCAAAATCCATACATTAAATTAGGCCTTGATCTTTAGCCGCTTGTTCAGCCTGTTCCATTCCTTGTTGTGTTTCTGGCTGTCCTAATTGTGACATTGCTTGTCCTTGTGTTAAAGCTGATTGTGCTTGTGCTTGTGATAATTGTGCTTCTTGCATTGCTTGTTGTTGCATTGCTCTTTGTTCTCTAACATCATTTACTACGTTAGGATCTTTCATAATAGTTTTAGGTACACCTAATAATTTTGCTCTCATTCTAATTGCTTCATCATGATCAATGTTATCCATAATAGTAGGATCTACTTGTCCAATATTCATAGCAAGTTGATATAATCTTTCTATTGCAACTGCTTCTTCCATTCTTTGTGATCTAGCTAATGGGCCAACGTATTCTACATCAATTTTACTATCACCAATAATAGATGGTGCTGTATCTAATGCACCTGCACGATACATAATACCAAACACACGTTCAATTAATGGATTTAAAAATTCAGTTTGAAAACGTCCTAATGTTGGGCCAAGTAATCTTTGCATTAATTCATATCTAACTTGTACTTCAGTAGCCGTCATTTGTGGCCCATCTTGTAATTGTAATTGATCTGAATAATATGCTTGTCTAATTGCAGTTCTTAATTGATTTTCTTTTAAATCTGTAATTTGCCAATTAGAACCAATTTGTAATGGTTTAACTGCACCATCATTTCTAATAACTGTAATACCCGCAGGTGTCATTCTAACTCTACCTATAACACCATCATCTTGAACAAGTAATGGTGGATCAATAGCTTTTGCCCATGCTTTTAATCCAATCTCTACAGCTTTGTTTAAAGTTTTAATATCTGGTAATGCATTGTAACTTGGTGATCTACCAAAAATTTCACCAGTTGCTTTAGACCATCTAGGCACTAAATATGGAAATTCATTATAACCACCTGTTCTAACTACCATTTTATCTTCTTCACAAACGTGACAAGAATGAAAAGGTAATTTAGTAGATGTTTTTCCTGTTGCTCTTTTGTAATCATCTGTTGGTTCAACAGCATGAATAAAATTAAATTTTTGATCTGGTTTTTCTTTTGCCGCTTTTAATATTTTTTCACCAACATTTTTTTCACCAAATTCTTGAACAGCTTGTCTAGCTGTTAATTTATATTTTCTGTAAAGTGTATCAACTTTACCATTTATATTTTCTTGTATGTAATATTCTGCAATGTGTAATGTATTAAAATGAATACCATCTGTATCAAAACCTTTATTACCTTCTTCTACAAATATTGCGGCAGTACCGATTGAACAAATATCAAGATACATCTCATGTACTTCAGTATTAAAATTTGTTTCATTAAATGTGTCGTACATTCTTTTTGCAGTATCTTCTAACCATAACTGCACATCACGATTTTCATTTAATTGTTCATCTCTTAATTTTACACTAAACCAAGGTAATGATGGTGATGTAAGTGTACCTTGTAAACTTGCCGCTAATAAATTGTTAGCTGTAATAGCTGTACTATCAAATAAAACTTCTGTACGTTTTTCACCTTTTGTTCTTAATGTAACAACATCTGCTTTACGTGGCATAACGTAGTCAAGTATTTCTTGCCAGTTTACTTCCCACGTTCCTCTATCAGATGCTAACGCATCAACTCGTTTTTTAATATACTCGTATGTTGCCATAACTATTAAACTTTAGTGCCACCTAATAATGTTTTAGATGTAGCCGCTTCTTCTTCAACACCTGTTCCACTTGTCAAAATTGTACCGTACATACCTTTACGTTTTGTACTTAATGCTTTTGCTTTTTCTGCTTCTAACGCCGCTTCTTGTTTAGCAGTTTGATCGTACATAGATTGATCTACTGGTGGTGGCATTTGTGGTTGTGCTTTTGATCCCATAATTATTCCTTTATAACCATTTACATTCTTCTTTCAACATTCCGTAAATTGCCCCATCAACGTATGTTCCGTTAATATTAAAACATTTACGTACAACACCTTCTTTAACAAATCCTGTGCCACTTAACAATCTTTCATTTCGTACATAACCGTTACGACACAAAGCTGTCATTCTATTACAGCCTAATTGTTTAAATCCGTATTGGAACACATATTTTATACGATTTTTTGTACAAACTCTAGGAGTTTCTAATGCTAAATGTACCCAAATGTTGTTTCCGTCATAATCGGAAAATAACCATCCACCTAAAACTTTATCATCTTCAACAAAACCAATATAAGAAAATTGCTCACCAAGATCTGCTGATATGTAAGCATTTTTTTTTATATAGTCGCCAACACGTTTTTTCCACTTTTCGTCGGTAACTGTTTCAATCACTATGCTTTAATTTTTCTTTTTCTTCCGCCACCTAAAACAGTTTTTGCTACATTAGCTTCTTCTTCTACACCAGAAGCAGAAGACATAATTGTACTTCCACCATAACCAGCACCCATCAATTTTTGCCTATCAGTTTTTACTGTATCAACTGCTTCAGTTACAGTTTTAGGCTGTTCAACTACTTGAACAGGTGCGGCTTGTTTTGGTGATCCAAATACTGCTTTTGCTATTGCTCTTACAAATCCACCCATTGTTACTCCTATATTGTTTGTTACGTAAATACGTTAAATTCAGAATCAGAATATATTTGAGTAGGCTCGTAATTTTTTACTCTTGCTTTTCTTAACGACATAACAGCATATCTCATTGCTGATATAGCGTCATCATTAGCAGGAACAATTTTACCATCCTTCCTATGATACATTCGCAATTCTTCTAACAGTTTACCTTGGTTTTTAAATATTTTCAATCTCTTTGTCTGCATACGTGTTAACATTTCCATAACACCTGCTTCAACACTATTACCACCACTACCTTCTTTTTGCCCTACGCTTGGTGGATTACTAAAATGTTCTCTAGTCATGTTTACACCTTCTCTACGATATTGATCTGTTAAATTTTTACCAGATCCTTTATCAGCTTGTCTTCCATCCATTGGCCATATTACAGGTATCCAATTACCTCTAGCTTTTATTGCACTAGCGTGTACAGGTACAGTTTCTTGTCGTAAAGAATAACTATCATAAATATAAACTATATCACTATCTCTATCCCATGCTATCCATGCACAAGCAGTTGGGTGATCCCATCCAAAATCTAGCCCACATATTCTAGGCCAATGACTTGGCATTTCTATTGGATCACAAATAATATCTTCTTCTGCTATAGGAAATACTAAACCAGATCCTAATTGTGGTATTCCTCTTTCACGCATTTTTCTTTCATGCGGTGGTAAGGCTTGTAATATTTGATCTCTAATTTCTTTTGTCATATGCGGTGCATCATCCCATCCCGCAGTAAATAATGCTTGTCCATCTTTTAGTTGGTTCATAAATTGTGCTACTGTTTCTGTCATTCCGCTTTCTGGCGTAAATGTCATATACACAATTCCGCCTTTATCGGCTGTCCTTGTTAATGCTTGTGAATATATACTTGGTGGTGGTTCTTCATCTAGCCATATTACGTCTAGACTTTCACCCATCCATTTTTCTTTACCCATTTCGTAGGCTTTAAAACCAATTCTAGAATTACCACCAGATTTATGTTTTATAACTACCGAGTTTAATGCATTTGGTACACCTGCTTTTCTTACAGTA